TCTGATGATACTTTTTTTTTTGGACAAGCTTTTAGAAAGAATAGAGCTTCTGGTGCAAAGGAATTTACTTATAAAGGTAAACGTTATACAACTAAAACTAAAGAAGATGATGCTCCAGCTAGAACTTCTAATACCATTGGGGAAGTCTCAGTAACTGCTAAAAAGAAAACTAATATGTTACCTGAGGTTACTGTTACCGCAAAAAAAAAATAATGAGGGGAGGAGGTCCCCTTGATGAACCCTCAAACAATAAATTATCTTTCGGACAGGCACTCTTAAAAAATAGAGAAAGAGGAGTGCCTACTTTTAAGTGGAGAGGTAGACAATTTCTAACAAAGGAAACTACTAAAACTACAAAAAATATGCCCGAGTAAACTTATAAGAAATAATGGAACTATTTATAGTTAATGAAAATATGCAAGCTGAAATAAATAAAGCAGATGTATTCTTAATCAAAGAATTCAAAGCTTTATTTGAAACTCAGCGCTGTAAAATTGTAGGAGATGCTAAAGGCATCACAAAATTAAGAGCACAAAAAGAATTAGCTTTTATATATTTAGTATATGATTGGAAAACACCATACTCAGAATATTCTGCAAAAGAAAAATTAGAAGCAGCTTTATTAGATAGTGGTATAGAACGATCTTGGATTGAAGACCCTGTGTTAAAAGCAGCCTGTCAAAAATATCAAGATCTACAAGACTCTCGTATTTTAAGATTATTACAATCTGCTTATAAAGCAGTTGATGAACTACGACTTTATTTTGATACTCTTAATTTACAAGAAAGAGACGCCATGACACAACGTCCTATATTTCAAACAAAGAATGTATTAGCTGAGATTGCTAGTCTTGGTAAAACTGTGGAAGGTCTACAACAATTAGAATTTATGGTTATGAAAGAAAAAGAAAAGGCTACTAATTTACGTGGAGATCAACAACTTGGAATATTTGACTAATGGCTAAACAAATACACTGGGATATAACTACTGAGGAAATATGGAAATTACACAAAGATGGGAATGCATTTTTTGATCCTTCTCTATCTTATGAACTTACTGGTTATAGACCAATCACAGCAACACAAGGATTAGATTTTGATCCAAAACCTTTTATTGAGATAGGCAGGAAATATGATTTAACAAAAAGATTTGTTGATTTACCTACACAATCTAAAGCTTTTAAAGATTGGTGGTTAGAACAACATAGACTCTCTAATGACGGAGTTACATTTAATGGTTATAGAATTACTGGAGATCATTATTTCTTTTTGAATTTCTATACTATGCCTAAATCTAAGGATACTAAAAAAGCAGGAGGAGGACGTTTAGAAGGACGACCTGATTTCTGGGCAGCTCACTATGAATTATTTCATTACATAGAATTATGTGAGGTTTTAGGATATGATGCAGTAATATTAAAATCTCGTGGGGTAGGTCTCTCTGAGATTGCAGCCTCTTTAGGAGTCCGTCCTTATATAACCATTAAAGGGTACTCCTCTTTATATGTAGCTTCAGCAGTTAACTTCCTAGAGCCACCAAAAGGTATCTTAGGTAAATGCTGGAAACAATTAGATTGGTTAAACTTAAATACTGGTGGTGGAATGCGTCGTGTACGTATGTCTGTGGATAGTATCTATCAGAAACAAGCTGCTAAAAAAGATAAAACAGGTACTGTTCATGGACATCTCTCTATGATTTCAGGACAAGTAGTAGATACTCCAGATAAGCTTAGAGGAGACCGTGTGGATAGATTATTTTTTGAGGAATCAGGTAGTAATAAATGTCTTACGGATACTTGGATTGTTGGAGGAGCCCTTGTAATGATTAATGGTAGACGACATGGAATGCGTATGGCTTTTGGAACTGGTGGTTCTGAAGGTCCTAATCTTGAGGGATTAGAGAAAATGTTTTTAAATCCAAAAGGTTACACTAGTTTACCTTTGAGACACACTCATACTCTTAAAAAAGAATTAATATCTACTGGATATTTTATACCAGCTTGGGTAACTGTGATGGACTCTATGGATTCCAGAGGAGTTGCTGATGAAATTTCTGCAAAAGCCTATTATGAAAACCTACGTCTTCTACAAAAAGACGACTTTAAAGAATATTCTAAATTTTGTGCAGAGTATTGTTTTTATCCAGAAGAGGCTTTGTCTCGACAAGGTAATAATAACTTTGACCAAGAAAAATTAGCCGACCAATATACTGAGATTGTTTTTAATAAATCTACTCCTAAAATAAAAGATGGTTTTACCAAGTGGACTTATGAGGGAGATAGTAATAGAATAATTGGTGTTAAATTTATGGAAACCCCTGGGGGAACTATGCATATAGCAGAAGACCCAATACTAGATAAAGATGGGAAGTTAATTAGAGACTTATATGTAGCTGGAATTGACTCTATTGATAAAGGTGTGGGAGATTCTATTACTACTAATGGTTCTCAGTTTTGTGTCACTATTAAAAAAAGGACTTTTGGCCTTGATGGAGACAAGTATGTGGCTTATTATATGGATAGACCCTTTGATGTTAGAGTGGCTTATGAAAAATGTGCACAACTCTTAACTATGTATGGATGCAAAGCAAACTTAGAAGACACAAAAATCTCAATCATTGGATATTATAGAGAGAAACATTGGATGCATTTACTTATGCCCAGACCTCAATATGCTATTCAAGGAGATACACGAAGACCTCCTAATGCAATTGGTACTCAAGGTACTGATAAAATGATTTTACATGGTATAGATTTAATTGAGAACTATGTGAAAGACTATTGTCATAATATTAATTTTCTAGAGATGTTGGAACAACTTCAAAATTGGAGTTGGGAAAAGAAAGGAAAGTTCGATATAATTTCATCCATGGTTATGTGTGAGATTGGAGATGAAGAACTCATGGGAATTACCCCATTAAAAGAAAGACCTCCTACTGATATTTGGCATGACATAGGATATTGGAATGATTCCAATGGAGTTAAACATTATGGAGTTATTCCACATAAAGGAGAGATGAATATTTTAATAAATTCAGTAATAAATGGACACAACAGTTTTTAAAGAAGGTATCCTTCAATTTTTTAAGGATACATATAATGTAGAGTATATCTCAGATTTCACAATTGATTATTATTATGATGGTGATATCTATAGATTCACAGCACAGTTCCAATTAAATCAACAAAATAAACCCATTACTATCTCTGGACAATTCACTACTATAGAAGATTTCACTATCTTTGCAGTAAAGGAATTAAGAGCAAGGAGATTTCCCACAGTAGATTATTTTAAATTAATCCATGCGGAAAGTCCTGATGAACAGAAACTTAGAGAAGAATGCGAAAGCAAATAACAAATTAATTTAATATTATGGGTGAACTGATAACTAAAGAGTCCTTAATGGGGGCTCAAAAAGTAATAGTAGGAGATGGTACAGCTGATGTTATCTTACGGACTTTAGGGAAAGTATATATACAAGCGGGTGCTAGACTGAAATTACTAGACGATTTCATTAAGGAATTGGCTACTGTAACTAGTTCACCAGTAGCTATAAATAACTTAACAATTCTCCCCACAGATGAGGATTTACTTACTTTAGTTTATCCAGGAGATGGACAGTTTGTTTTTATAAGTGCATCTCAGAATTTATATATCACAGTAAGTGGAGAATATCTCCCAATCATTGCAAAAAATGAAGCTACTATTAATTGGGATACTTTAAATAAAGCTTTTGTTTCAAAATCTGGCGATATAATGACAGGAAGTTTAAAAGCTACTGAATTTATTGCAGATGAAAAAATTACAGCTCATGGTCCTATAGTCTCAGATATTTCTGAGAGTCCTTTCATAGTAAAATCTACCAAAATGGTAGAGAACTTAAATGTAGAACAATTAGGTGGATTAAAGAGAGAGAACTATGCTGTAAAAGCAGAAGATGAAGCAATTACAGGGCAGTGGGATTTTGAAAATCAAACTAATTTTAAGGAACTCACTACATTCAAAAAAGATTTAGTGAGTGCAGATGGGTTTGCTTCAGGATATTCTGGATTTGGATGGAAATTAGACACTAAGACTAACACTTTAACAGTGGATAATCTTATTGTCCGTAGAATCATGCAAGTATATGAGTTAGTAGTAGCTAAAATTCGTGCTACTAATGGAGCTTTATGGGTTGCAGATGCAGATAAAGTAATGGAAGTTACTAAGTTAACTTCTCCAGAGGTTTTAACAGTCTTTGGGGATGATAGATTCTCAAATTGGAAACATTATTCTTATGATGGACAGTATTTATGTTCAGGATATGATTTAGATGGAACTCGTATTGAGTTTTTTGAAGGAGCTCCTATAAAAGATGTAAATGGAAATGTAATTACACCACAATCTGGTTATGATAGTACAGATGATTTAGATTTAGTAATAGCCTTGGCTATTCCAGGTAATCCAAAACGATATTTAAGTTCATATTTTACTGGAGAATTCTATAGAATAGTTATAGAGAATCCTAAGATGTATCCATTCAGAGTTAATGATATTGTAAGATGTCAAAAATTCACAGGATCTTCTATTAAAACCTATGATGCATTAGTAACTAATATAGCTCCTGATAGTCATATCATTATAAGATTAGCCGTCTTTAATATAGATGGTTTACTTTATGAGATAGAACCAGAAGTTACAGATGGTCTAGTTCGTATAGGAAATATAAATAATCAAAGTAGACAGGGTGCTATTTACATGACCTCTTCAGAACAGAATAGTCCTTATATGGATATTCTCACAGATGTTAATAGACCAGATTTTGCACATCCTCTATTAAATGATAATGGAGATGTTATTGCTACACCTAAAAATTTAAAATTAAGATTAGGTAATCTCTCTGGTATTTACGACCCTGCTTTTGGGCCAAGACAACCTAGTGGTATGGGATTGTACGGGGAGAATGTATTCTTAAAAGGAAACCTAGTACAAGTTACTGCTGGAGAAGAAATTAGAGTTCCTGTATACAGAGGAGTGTGGGACTATACTAAAATTTATTGGATAAATGACCAAGTTACTTTTAATGAAGTTATTTATACTTGTATAGGAGATATTTTAACAGGTGTACCACAAACACAGAATCCAGAAGTAGATAGTAGATGGGAATCATCTGTATCTTCTTTAATGGTCACTCTGTCTAATCCCTCAGTTGTAATAGGACTTGATAAAGATGGAGTATTAAAATCTGGAGAGATTGGAATCAATGGTAAGTCTACTTTATTCACTGTTTATAAAGGAACTTTAGATGTCACTTCTCAATATAGTTTACGCTTAGGAAGTTATAGTGGAGTAACTTTAGATATCTTATCTAATAAATTATATATTAGTGCTCTTTCTGATTTTACTCCAAAATCTTTATTAGTTACTTTAACAAAAGGTGGAGTAGATGTTAGAAGTTTGTTTTGGAGTCTTAGTTATTCAAAAGATGGACAAGCTGGTGCTCCTGGAAATGATGGTGCACCTGGTAAAGATGGAACAAATGGTTCTCCTGGTGCAAAAGGAGATGTAGGGCCTTCTTTAACTTATGAGGGAGAATGGAGTTCTACAACACATTATTACAATAGAGTTACTGTACGCACTGTAGTTAAAAGAACTATTGCCTCAGTTATTACTTATTATATTACTAAGTTATCTACTACAGGAAATGATATAGATTTTGGCACTGCTCAGAATCCAGAAACACATCCAGCTTTATGGGAAACTTTTGCTGGACAATTTACTAGTGTAGCCACTGGTTTATTATTAGCTGAGAATGCTGTAGTTAATATAGCTGCTAATAATACTTTGTACATAGGTGCAAGCGGTGCTGCAGGAATTTCAGCATTAGGATGGAAAGGAGATAGTAATGGATTTCAATCTATGAGGACTGATAGTGGAGGAATAACTCCTTTAACTATTCTTAATGTAGATGGAAGTTTCATTACACAAAAAGGAACTATTGGAGGATGGACTATTGATGCTACTAGTATTTCTAGTCCTGGTAATTTAATTAAGTTAAATTCTGCGGGACATATTGATATTCAAAGTACTGGTTATTTAAACATTGGGAGTAATATCTCTTTAAAAGGAAATAGTGTCTCAAATTTTGGAGGGTTAAATATTGGAACTGATGGTACTTTATATGCTGATAAAGCTGGTACTCGCACATTTCAAATTAGTCCTAATGGGGATTTTCTATTCAATGGTAATTTTTATTTATCTAATCAGGCCGGTGGTAATGTTACTGCTGCATTCTCAGATTTATTTGATGTTATTTTAAACCCAGATGGTGTTACCATTAAAGCTTTAGTAAGTAAAGTAAATTTTGCTTCTAAAGGAGATATTACAGCATACCAAGTAGGTGCATTAGATTCTACTACAAATGGTGTCTTAGCTTTATTAACAGGGACAGGTCCTATTTATAAACCATCTGATACAGAAGTGGGTTTAAGATATGATACAGGACAATTTCAATTATCAGGAGGAAATACTTTACAAATAATTCCTTCAGTTCTAATACCACAAAGTGCTTTAGATTTAAAATTAAACGTATCACTAAAAGGTTCTGCAAATGGTTTAGCAGAATTAGATGCGAGTGGATTTGTAAAGAACACACAGTTACCTAGTTATGTAGATGACGTTTTAGAGTTCTCAACAAAACCTTCTTTTCCTACAATAGGAGAGACTGGTAAAATTTATGTTGCATTAGATACAAATGTTACTTATAGATGGAGTGGTTCAGTATATGTTGTCATTGGTTCTGACTTAGCTCTTGGAGAAACTTCTGCTTCAGCTTATCGTGGAGATAGAGGAAAGATTGCTTATGACCATACATTCTTAACAACAAATCCTCATGGTGTTACTAAAGCACAAGTGGGTTTATCTTTAGTTGACAATACAGCCGATTCAACTAAATCAGTTAGTTATGCTTCAGCAGCAGGTACTGCAACAAATTGGAGTGGTTCGGGTGCATTAGGTTCAGCAGCATACGTTAACACTTCAAGTTTTGCACCTTCAGGTTATGGTGTTGGCGGTTCGCCTGTGGTTACAACTGATGCAGACAATTATAAATTAACTGGAGATTATTATTTTGTAACACCTATAGCACATTCACCACAAGCATATTTTCAAGCTCATGTTATGGGTTCAAGCAATGGCGACTTTGCTCAAATAGGAGTAGCTTCGACTAATGAATTTCATTTTAGATGGGGCACAGGTACATGGCACAAAGTATGGAATGATGGAAATTTAAACCGTTCAGACGTTGCTTTTGCTGCAAGTACAGGGTCATTTTATAGCAATGTGATAGTAAATAGCAATGCTGCTGATATTGTAGCATTAACACTAAACGCAAATACAAATCACGGAGTCAGACAAAATTTTTATAATCAAAATGCTTCTGGTTTATATAATTTTCAGATTGGAAGTAATATAACTGCGAATAATGCTTTTGAAATTTTAGCATCTACAGCATTGGACGGAAGCGGTTTTAGTAATGTTTTTAAAATTACAAATACAGGTGTAGCAACTTTTGCAAGTAGTATTAATCTTGGAGCATTACAACAAATAATTTGGGGTGGTGGTTACGGTTCAGGCAAACCATTGATTGAAGGTTCAGCCGCTGGAATGAATGTTTATCCCAAAGGAAATTTAAATGATGGTATATTTAACGTAATTGGTACAATTAGGGCAACTGTAGCGGCATCTGTTGGGGGGTTCAGGGTTGATGGGGGTAATCCGCCAGATGGTTATGGATTAGAAATATATTATGATGCCGCATCAAAGGAAACGAGATTTAATGCTCTTGATAGAGGTATAACCTATACTTGGCATCCAATGGTTTTTAATGCTTCAAATTATGCATTTGGAGGTGTTGCAGTTTTTAATAATAGTGTTACTGTGCCTGTTTTACAAATTAATACAGCAGCTGGTGCAAATTCTCAAGATGCAATACTATTAACAAAAGCAAATGGATATGGAACGGCAGCAATCCAACAGTATTATAGTACATATTTAGATTATGGTCTTGGATTATCAATACAAGGTGAAAATAAATTTACACTTAATCAATTAGGTAATGCAGTTTTTAATGGTTCAGTTGCAGCAAAAAATTTAGCATCAGTTGGTGATTCAGGTGTTGCAGCAGGTGTTGCAAGTAGCTCAATAAGATTACTAGGTAATGGTTTAGCACATTCAAATATTGCTTGGCAACCAAATGAAAGAACAATATCTTTTCATACATCAATAGCAGGATTGGGATTAGATGATTATTGGGGTGCTGTTAGTCTTTATGCAGGTGGCGTTATTACAACTAATTCATCTTTTAAAACGACTTCACCTGTTTCATTAGTCGGTAATTATGATACAAATACAACAGAAGATAAATGTATTTGGACAATTGGAACAGGATGGAATACAGTTGCAACAATGTACGGTATTGGCTACGATTACGAAGTTCAATCAGGTTTTGGACATTCAATCTTTTTTAAAGCTGCTGGTAATAAGCATACTTGGATTAGTTTATCAACTGGTAATATCTATACAACTGGCTCATTTGTTGCAGGCGGTGAAATCACAGCCTATAGCGACAGACGTTTAAAATCAAACATTCAACCATTAACTTTAAGAGGTGATTTAAAACCAATGACATATGAAAAAGATGGTAAACAGTCAATTGGTTTTATTGCTCAGGACGTACAAGAACTTTATCCTGAGTTGGTGAAAGGTGAGGGTGAAGAAATGTTGAGTTTGAATTATGGGCAATTAACAGCAGTTTTATATGCTGAGATATTAGAGTTAAAAAATAAGATTAAGAAACAAAATAAAAAACTTAAAAAATTAAAAAATGGAAAATGAAGTAAGAACAGAAATTGTGAAAACAACATTAACAGGCACCATTGAAGGTAAGAGTGTTGTGATTAATTATGAGAATGAATTAGGAAAATTACCAACAAATGTAGGTGCTACTTGTAATATTCCAAATACAGAGAATCCTATGGAAAATACAAACATTAATGTTAGTGTAAATATTATGGGCAATAAAAATATCATTGTTAATGGAGCTCCTGCTCTTGGAAATATTTCTATGATATTATCAGGAATAGAATCTACTATACAAGGAATTTTAACTAATCCTCCAGTAGTATAGATAAATTAAAATAAAGGGCACTTATGCGCTCTTTATTTTTAAAATATTTGTATCTTTGCACATTAATGAATTAATAATTTTAATATGACACACGCAGACATTAGATTCCTATGGGAAGCCTTGAACGTATTTATTAAATACGTCGCAGATAATGATATAAAAAATCACTATCTAAATTATGGATTAAAAAAGAATGGTATAATTCTTGAAAAAGAATTTAAGTTAATACAAGAAAGTACATCTCAGAGACTTATTGAATTAGAAAGAAAAGCTATTGAATTAGGTAATGCTAAACTATCTGATTCCACAGAAAGAACTGATAGTACTCCATACCTTTTAGGATATGTAGAATTAACAGAAGAAGAAAAAGTAGAACATACTGTATTAGCACAGGAATTCAACACATTTTTACAGACTAAAAATGACACAAAATTATATATGTTGAAGTTTAGTGTAGAAGAAATGAAGAAATTACCTTTAACTTGGCAAATGAGTAATATTTTAGCCAATTTTGTAGAAGAATAAAATTAAACCCCTTAATACCAATTGATTATGAAAGAATTTAATGATTATTTTACAGTAATATTAGGTCATGAAGGGGGATTAGTGAATAACCCAAATGATCCAGGAGGTCAAACTAAATATGGAATCTCTTTATTATTTATAAAGGGACTTACTTTAGCTGATGGAGATATAGATCATGATGGAGATATAGATAGTAATGATATTAAAGCACTTACTATAGAAGATTCCAAGGAACTTTATAAAAAGTTCTTTTGGAATCCTTTGCATTTAGAGAAACTTGTAAATGAGGAACTAAAACTAAATTTATTTGATCACGGAGTAAATGCAGGGACTAAAACAGCAGTTAAATTACTACAAAGGATCCTATCATTAGATGATGATGGATCTATTGGTAACATGACTATTACTGCTGCCAATAATTACACAGGAAATATTATTGAGGAGTATAAGAAAGCACGAGAAAATTATTATTTAGCCATTATAGCTAAAAATCCTAAACTTAGTGTATTCAAAAATGGCTGGTTCAATAGAATAAAAACAACAAAATTTAACTCATGAACATTTTCAACTACGATAGTTCCGCTACTTATACTGAAAAAGAAAAACAATCTGAAGATTATCTAAAAGGATGTATTGATAAAGCTATTACAGAGTTAGTCTATGATAAAGACTATTTGCGTAAAGCATATAATTATTACAACTGTACTAGAGATAAAGATCAGTTCCGACATCTAGAAGAAAACTTTGGAATTGGAAGTTCTACAGCAGTAGAATTCATTCCTTTAGTACGTAGACATATTGATGCCCTAATTGGAGAATTACTTCAATCAAAACTTAGACCAAAAATTACATGTAAGGATTCAGAGACACTTTCTAAAATAGAAAGAGAGGCTCAAAAAGCTATTTACTCAGCAGAACTTAATAGAATTAAAATTCAACTCTCTGATAATATACAAGCTATATTTGGAGAAGGAAAAGAAGCAGTAGATAAAGCAAATGAAGAGGAACTTTCTAAACTAAAAGAAATTACTAAAAGGGATTTTATCTCAGAGTATGAAATAGCTGCTCAGAATATGATAGAATTTTTTTTACAATCAAGAGAAGTAAATCTTTCTTTAAAAAGAGAAAATCTTTTTAAGGATATTCTTATTGGAGGACAGTGTTATTATAAATCTAAAACTAAAAAAGGATCTCCTGTACCAACAGTAGAAGTATTAAATCCTTTTGATGTGTTTCCAGAGTTAAATGTAAACTCCACTTATATTAACAAAAGTAGAAGAATTGTATATGTGAAATACATGTGCAAGGAAGAAATTATAAACGAGTTTGGAGATGATATGTCTAAAGATGATTTAGATCTTTTACAAGATGTAAATCTAGATAGTTTCTCACATAATGTTTATTATATACGGGCTGAATCTGGCGGTATTGTTTCTAATGTAGAGGCTACTATTCCAGGAACTTATCCGTACTACAATGATAGTTATGCTGGAAATAATAGATATCCAGTTTACTACGTAGAATGGTTAGAAAATAATAAAGTAAAAGTGGGAGAAAAAACTTTCTTTAGAATGGACCGTTATAAAGGTGCTAGAATTGGAAGTGAAATTTATCTTAATATGGGAAAAGATGATACTGTATGTAGATCTATAGAAGATCCATATAATTGTACTCTCTCTATTAATGGTGTACAATTAACTACACGTTCTGGTAAACCATTTTCCATGGTATTGTCCACTGCTAATCTACAGGATAAATATGATATACTTCATTGGTATCGTGACACTTTAATTGCAAATTCTGGAGTAAAAGGTGACTGGATTGATGTGGCTTTAGTTCCTACATTCTTAGGAAATACTCCTGAGGAAAGACTTCTAAAACATGCTGCTTATAAAAAAGCTGGAAAAGCTTTATTTAATTCTGCCCAAGAAGGTAGAGGTGTTCCTATGAATACTACATTTGCAGGATTTGATGATACTGTTTCAGGACAATCAATCCAGGCAATACAACTTGCTATTACACAAACAGAAGATATATGTAGTGCTATTACTGGAGTATTTAGAGAAAAACTAGGAGATATAGAACAACATGATGCTGTAACGAATGTTGCGGTAGGAATGAGAAATTCTGCAGTAATTACAAAACAATATTTCAACACATTAAATGGAGTAGTAAAAGAGCTTCTCACAGATATGCTAAATCTATCAAAAGCTTCTTTAAAAAAAGAATTTAAAGGATCACTTATTTTAGGTAATAGATTAACTAGAATCTTTACAGTACTCCCAGAAAACATTTCTTTTACAGATCATGATATACATATTGGAGATTCTGAAGAAATTACTAGAGATATTGAGTTGATTAAAAATATGACTATGGAATTAATGAAAGCAGGTCTTGTGGAACCAGAACTTATGTTCGAGACAATCACAACAGAGAGCTTGACTGAGTTTAAAGAAACCGGCTTAAATTCACTACATAGACAGAAAGAGGCACAAGGAGTTATGGCAAATCTACAACAACAAGTTGCTCAATATGAACAACAAATGAAAGAAGCCCAAACTCAAATCCAACAACTTTCCTCTAAAGTACAAGAAAAGGAACAAGCTGAAATTCAATTAAAACAAGCAGAACTTAAGATGAAAACTGAACAAGGTGCTGCTAAAATAAAGAATGATAAAGACTTTAATGATCAGACTGTAGGATTAAAAGAAAAACAAATACAAGCTGAAGTTCTACAACTTGCAGATAGTAACAAGAAAAATGACGAAATTAAAAATATAGGATGAACATAACAAATTATAAAACAGGCTTTACTATTGCTCCGTCAATACTAACAAATCAAATGGCAGTTACTATTGTAACCTATTTGTCAACAACAAGTAGTACTATATTAGCATCATTTGTTACTAATGATGAGATCAATTACGATTTTTTAAAAGACGGACTCTATGAGTTCTCCCAAATAATATTTTCTACTATAGTTACTCCTACTGGATATTATATTGCTAATAACAAAGTGTATTTAAACACAGTACTTGTACCAGATATGGTTACCTTATTAGATAATACAGCTATCACTAAAGACTCTGTAAAAATTGTAGTTATTAATGATATAGAAACTTGTTATTCTAATTTAATAAAAAAAGTCTTATCTAATAAATTATCTAAGATTTGTGATATTACACATCATGAAGAAGAGATAAAAGATATTCTTCAAATGGCAATAACAGCCATCAAATATGCCTCAGAATTAGGTCTGATTTATCAAGCACAACGTATCGTTGAATCTATAATAAGTTCATGTGATATATGTGGTACTACTAATATTGAAAATTGCGGATGTAATGCGTGAATTAGAACTTAAATTACTAAATAGTTTTATAAAAATTTTAGAATCTTATGAGGGAGGGAATCCCCTTCCTTATAAAAATTTAAAACTTTATATGGAATCTTATGAGATGAATATATTAACAGACCAAAAATACTATGAATTCGTATGGGACAATTTATAACAACAGTTGGTAATGTTACAATTACCACTCCTACTAGTGTTTCTATGCCAGATTATAATCTAGCAGAGAGCATTCTTATACCACTACAAAATCCTTATAATCCAGCTACTCTAAGTGTAACACAGGTTACAGGAACTTCCACAAAAGATCTAATGAGTCAAAAGGCTACTACGGATGCAATTAATGGGGTACAAAATAATTTAACTAATGCTATTAATGCTTTACCTGCATTTCCACCAGAGACAGAGCCTGCATTTAATGCTTCTATTGCATTTAATTTAACATCTTCTGATCTCACTAATTTTAGAACAGCTTATGGATGGGGTAATCATGCGGGATTATATAGACCGATTGGTTATGTACCAGCTTGGAGTGAAATTTCTTCTAAACCTGTCTTTGCTACAGTAGCTACTACAGGAAGTTACAATGATTTAATAAATAAACCTACACTATTTAATGGAACATGGACCAGTTTAACTGGAAAACCTACTGCCTTAAGTGCCTTTACTAATGATTTATTATTTATTTCATCTTATACGGAAACTGACCCAACAGTTCCTTCCTATGTAAAATCAATTTCCTCTACTAATATAACCAATTGGAATACAGCAGTAACTAATTCGCATTTGCATGCTAATAAAACTGTACTTGATGGTATAGATGCTACGGCAGTAAGTAATTGGAATGGAAAACAACCTGCTGGGGCTTATTTAATTGCCTCTGATATTACAGGTAAAGAAAATATTTCTAACAAAGAAAATACAACTCTTGATACTTCTATCACTAAATATCCCACAAATAATTTAATCAAAACTTATGTAGATAATAAAACCACATCTTTAATTCCTACAAATAGTAAAATAATTCCTACAGATTTTATATGGACTGGAGTTTTAACTGGATCAAATCAAACATGGATAATCACATTTAATCATGTTATTAGTGGAAATGTAACAATTCCTGCAAATGTAACTTTATATTTTATGGGAGGGTCTATTACAGGTATTACTACATTAACAGGAAACAATACTAAAATTATTGCGGATGATGCTAATATAATTTCAGCCACAACTATAGCTGGAACTTGGACCACAGATCATACGTGGTTTAGATGGTTTGGGGCCAAAGGTGATGCTGCTACAGATGATTATGTTAAAGGTCAGCAGTTGCTTGATTGGGCATATTCTAATAATAGGATGAAAGTATGGATGGGTACTGGACGTTATAGGGTAGCAACAAGTGGTTTTACAATAAAAGTAGATTTTGAAGGACAAGGGAATCATACATATGGTAATTCTAGTGAAATATACAACAGAACTACAAGTGGTTATGGAGTAAAAGTAGCAGAAAATTACATTACCCTACAGAATTTTACAGTTTATGGAAATGCTACTGCTAATTTTGGAGTAGGTGCTACTTGTGGAGATGGTATATTAGTAGATGGTACAATCTATACTGGAATTCAGTATGTAACTTTTAAGAATGTAATTGCAATAAGAAATAGTTATGGATTTAGATTTACTGCAGGTGCCTGGTTAATAAACTTTTATGATTGTTATGCAGTTGAGAATCTCTATGATGGATTTAATGCAGATTCAGGGGATGGTGGTGTAGTAAATACAGGTCAGAAAAATCATATAAATTGGTTTGGCTGTACATCTACTGGAAATGGTCGTAATGGCTGGACTCTATGGGGAATGTCACTTCATTTATATGGATGCGATGCTGAATTAAACTACGCTCAAGGAGTTGACTTGAATAATGTACTCTCAAAAGATAGAACTTTTGATGTAGATTGTTTAAATACAATGATTTCAGGTTGTCACTTTGAAGGCAATGGTTATGGGGCTATCCATGTTAGTGGTGGAATATATAATACACACTACATGTATGTTAGAGGATTGATTATAGAGGGATGTTATATTTATGATGGCACAGCTTTAATGAAAGATAGTAGAGTAAATTCTTTACTATTTGAAAGTTATGGTGCAGTAAATGAAGGAACAGGTGCTATACGTAATGTCAGAGTAGCTAATAATACATTTGCGGGAGACATGGCTGTACTATGTAATTTTAATGGATTACTTGATGCACAATCATATATCGATTTACCTACTGATACTCATTTTATAAACTTTGGTAGAGCTACTAATCCAAATCAATATCGTACTTTAGTTATTAATGGTTATTTTTATGCAAAAGGAGTTACTTGGACTAATCCATTAAGATCTGAGACAGTACCAACTGGAACTACAGTATCTTTTCCAATAACATTACCTTCAAATTGTAATATTCAACAATATAAAATTTGGGTACAAACAGATGCTACTAATTATACAATTACTTTTAATACAATGGCTCGTGATGGTTTAACTGGAATTGGAGCATATGGTAATTCATTGATTTATACAGATGCTATTGCAGGAAATTCAGGAAGTAAACTTATAAACTCTTCCACTACTGGATCATACACAGCTTCTAATAGAGTTATTGAGAGTAAAAATGATATGTATCTTAACATTACTGTTACGATTACTACTCCTGGAACTTATCTTTATTTAGGTAATCCTGTTATACTTTACAAACCTTAAAACTACAAATAAAAAATCCATGGTTGTTTATTTTAAAAAGTAAATAATCATGGATAAATTAAATTTTTTTTAAATAAAGTTTGTGTTTGTAAATTAAAAAGTTTACATTTGCAAAATTAATTAATAGGAAATAATATGACACAACCCACAATGAAAGTTCTTGATGATAGTTATCTCACGGACGACGATGATTTTGCAACTGGAAATCAAGATTTAAGTCCCATCGAACTAGACCCTATAGATCCTATAGAGGAAGGTGATGAAGGAGATATGACCATCCGCCAACTAAGCGCAGATGAACGTGATGCACCAGCACCCATACAAACACCCATAGACACAGATATTGTAGCACTTTTACTTAAAAATAAAGGTATAGTAGATCCTACTCAAATTCTTTTTGAAGAAGAAGATGGTACTGAAACTACTCGTGATTTTAACACTTTAACTCAAGAAGAACAATTAGAACTTCTAGAAGCTAATGATAGTGAAATTAATTACGGCCTGGAAGATACAGAAGTAGAAGCTGTAAATTATTTGAGAGAAAATAATGTAACTCTAGATGAACTTATTGCTTATCATAGAAGAACAGCAGTAGAAGAATTTCAAAACTCAGGAGAAACCTCTTTTGAAATTGACGCCTTCACAGATGAAGAATTATATGTATTAGATTTAAAAGCTGAATTTGAAGATTTTACTAATGAAGAATTAGAAATCAAGTTGACTAAAGCTTTAGAAAGCCCTGATTTATTCAAAAAGGAAATAGATAAAATAAGGAGTAAATATAAAACCTTAGAAGAAGAAGATAGAACAGCCTCTGCCGCCCTATTAACACAGGAACAAGAAGAAGCTTTTCAACAGATTACAAATGCTATAAGTGACGTGGCAGCACGTACAGACGATATGTATGGCATAGACCTAGAAGAATCCGATAAGGAAGATATAATTAATTTAATAACAGATAGAGATTTAAACGGTGTAACTCCGTTAGTTAAGGCACTTGATGATCCTGATAAATTATTTAAAGCAGCTTGGTTTATTGCCAAGGGAGAAGAGGCTTTTGATATTCTGCATAAATATTACACAAAGCAGATTGAAGAAGTTAGAAAAACCTCACTACAAAAAGGAAGAGAAGAAGTTACGAAAGGTTTACAAACTAAACCTGTAAATAGAATTCCAACTACCTCTACTACTAGACAAACTGCTCCAGCTAAAAAAGTCATGACAATGGATGACCTCTACAATAATATAAACGATTAATAACGTAACAAATTAAATTATGGCTTTAGTAACAAGTTTTGTTAGTCAAGGTCCCTCAATGGGCCAAACTAAGACTTATGAAGACTTTGGAAAATTCCTTGGACTTCGCCCTCATAGACTAGGTATCGTCTCTAAAATGTATCCAAATCTAACAGCGTCATTCTTAACTGAATCGCTTATGAACATCTACTACAATGAAAACAAAGCTTCCAAATTCCAAAACATTGATGCAATGGTATTTGAGTGGGAGATTGATGTTAACTTCATCAAACGTGTAGAATTTGCAGCTGTACCTACGGGAACAGGATTGAATGGTTCAGATATTATCATGCCATTCAAAGAAAGATATTACGAAAAATATGATACTTTTCGTATCGAAGGTTCTCGTCAGCAATGTTTTGTAAAGAGTTCTCCTATTCGTAAAGCTGATAACTACTGGGAAGTTGTTGTACAGTTAATCGATGCTGATTATTCATCAGTTCTTGATACTACTGCTACACAAGTAGGAAATACAACTCGTTGGATTTCTAACTACCATCCTGAATTATCAGAAGAAGGTTACACTAAGTATCAATCAAATATTGAAAGACATAGAAATCACATTTCTCTTCATAGAAATGATGTATCTTTCTCTAGTCAGTTCGCTGCTTTAGAAGATGTATTTATTTCAATTGGACAACCAGATGCTGCTAATAACGGTAACTTCAAAGAAGTGGTTTACAAGATGAAGAAAAAAGAACAAGAATGTCTTGAATCTTTCATGTTGGCTAGAAATCAAGGAATGCTCTTTGGGAAATCTAACTTTGATAAGAATGGTAAATGCACCATTACTGATCCTAAAACAGGACGTGCTATCCCAATGGGAGATGGTCTTATTGCTCAAATTGAAAGATATGCTAACAAATATGCTTATGCTAAGTTAACTATCAATGCATTCGATACGATGATTGAAACCATGCGTGAACGTGCAAAAGAACCAACGGGCAACCAATGGGTATTCGTTTGTAACGAGAAAATGTGGACACAAATCCAAAGAACTCTTAGAGATTATCTTAAAGACTGGAAAACAAATGGTGTGTTCTTCTACTCGAAGAAAGCCGGTGGTATGGTAGAAGTAGGGGCAACCTTCGATACTTATAACTTCGGTGGTAACCAATTAACTTTCCACGTTGATAGAAGTTTAACATACGAATATCCTGATAAAGGCTACGGTTTATGTATTGACTTAACATCAGATAAAACTTCAGGTGTTCCTGCAGCTCAGATGTTCACACTTAAGGGTGGTGAATTCATCAGAGGCGTACTAAAAGGTGTTGGTGGAATGGATGGTGTAACTTCAGGTGATGTAAATACTGCTGTCGCAGGTAGTAAGATTATTCACATGGGTTATGCAGGTATTGGAATTTACAATCCTTACCGTTCATTTATCATGATGGAACAGTAATATATACAATAGATAAAAGGGGGCAGAAATGCTCCCTTTCTTTTTTTATAAATTTTTTACAAATCCTGCATCTATTTGAAAAATAATTCTTATATTTGCGGAATTAACAATAATATTGAACTAATATGGAAAACAGAATTATTATTCGTAGTGTCTTTAAAATTACGAAATGTTACATGGAACCTGCTAAGGATCCAAAAACCAACCGATTCCCTGACTCAGTAAGAGAAGTGAATTCTGCTGGTGATATGATCCTCTCAGAAGAAGATCGTAAATCAGGAAAATTTTTCGTGAAATCTACGGATGTCATTGAAATTACTGATGGTAAAGAATTTAACTTGGATGACCCAATCGATGTAGCACAGTGGGATTCTATTAAATTCTCAAAAAGAATTGCACAGGATAGAATGGAAAAAGATATCTTAGGAAATCTTTCAATTGATGGAAATGCATTACGTTATGGTACTGCAGAATTTTACATCGAACATCCTGGACAAGAAACAAAACAAAAAATCAACAGAAAACTTATTATACACAAGGCCATTGGTTTTATCTTTGGAGATTCTCCAGAAGGTTTATATCAGAAAGTTAGAATTCTAGGTCATGAAATGAAGGGCAGCTCAATTAGTGATGTGCAAGATTACTTGCATGCTATCGCAGAGAAAGATCCCGAAAAAGTAATTGATCTATATACAGGAGGTGATACTCAACTAAGAATTTTCTTGTTAGACTCAATTGATAAGAATGTAATCTTAAACAGAAATGGTTTATTCTATTATGCTGATACTATTTTAGGAAGTGCTGATTCTGCAGTAATTAACTGGTTCAAGCAACCTGCTAACAAGACAATGGTAAACATTATTAAAGCAGAGACTTATCCAGATTTAGTACTAAAAAATTATGCTACTAAACAAGAAGGAGTAACAGAATCTTTACCAATTAAAGAAGAAGTTTCTAATACTCAAACAACAAAACCAATTAAAAAATAAGAATTATGACAGTAAGAGAAGTTTATGATTATCTTTTGACCGAGAGCAATAAAGTAGAAGCTCCTTCTATATTACTGGATTCTTTCAATTATTTTTTAGGGAAAGCAATAAATGAAACAACTAATCAATGGTATGCTTTTTATGAGCAAAACCAATTAGTTACTGATAACTTAAGGGTACTCACACGCCCGGCCACATTAGTTAATGCAAATATATCTACGGGAGACTTTTACAAGCTTCCTGTAGATTACTGGCATCTTTTACCAGGTGGTATAGTGAATTTTGTACAAGCAGATGGAGCAACTCCCTGTGATGCAACTTGGCAATCAACTCCTATTAAATTAGATAGTCAAATAAACTCAGGTATACTTAAAGATTATTATACAAAGCCATCTTATAAGAGGCCCTATTTGTATATGCATGAGTTTCATAACACTACAACAGTTGGAGGAGTTACTACCACAACCATTTATGAAATTGAGATTAAAGCCGGTAAAAAAAATATTTATAAACCGACTACTCTATATATAGATTATTTAAAAAAGCCCAATCTCCCTAATAAAACTCTAAAGGAGACGGACCCAACTAACCTCTACCTTACATTTGAAGAGTTAGAGTCAGATACAGATATCTCTCAAAAACTAGAATTCCCAGAGAATTATTGTTATGAGATTGTCAACAAATTAACAGCACTTGTTCTGGAGCAAACTGGAGATCCTAGATTGCAAAACAATATTCCATTAAATCAAACAATGGTGCCTCCAAAACAGGGATAGATAATGCTTTATTAATTTAAAATATTTTAAACTATGTTTAATTTTACAACTGAAACAATTTTAAACGACCTATCTAAAGTTAAAGGTCTAATTGGAGCTCTTACTGCTCCAGCATCAGGATTCAACTGGGATCCAGGTATTGAAGCTACTAAAAAAGCTCTTTACGTAGAACGTATTAACAAATTTATCGTTGGTGGTACTGACGATTACGTTAAAGGTGCAAAAGTATACAAACGTGTAGCCACTGCTGCTACTCTTGCTCAAAGTAAGATCACTATTCCAACAGTCGTTGTTGGTAATCTATACAGAGTTGGTGTACAAGTTTCTACAAACGGATATGCAGACGGACAATTTGCTCGTGACAGGACTACTTATGGTAAACCTTTCTACATTGAGCAAATAGCTACTGCTACTACTGCTGCTACTTTAGCTACAGCTCTTGCTGCTGCTTGGAACAAGACTTTTGCAACTTATGATAACTTTATCACTGCTACAGTTTCCACAGCTGATTTGATTTTTACCTCACTAGGTAATCCATTCATTCAGTTCAAAACAATTACATTTGAACAATTAGATTTAATCACAGGATTAGCAACTGATCAAGGACTTGCTGTTACTAACGTTGCTGTAGGACAAGCTTCTTTCGGAGATTACACAGATTTACTTAGAAATCATAGATTACCTACTCTTGATAATTTCCGTCCATTTGGTGAAAACCAGGAAGAATTACCAGCAGTTGGAGCAACCTATAATCAATATACTTTAGAGTATATTGCAGCACGTGGATCTATGGACCCATCTAGTGTTGGTGGACTTGCAACTTCTAAAACAACACACGTTTTCTATGTAAACGCAGCTGCTCCAACAGTTATTCGTCACTTACAAGGAACTACAGGACAGACAGGAGCATATTCTTTTGATATGATTCTAAAAGCACAGGGTTTAAGCATCATTGATGCACAGACTGGAGCTGATTTAACTGCAGGTGTTACTCTTCCAACTGAAGCATAAGATTATTTTTATAGACTAATTAACCGAAAGGTAGGTAGGGTAACCTATCTACCTTTTTTAATATAACACCAATGACACTAGAACAATTAACTTCTGCTGTATATAATAACATAGTCTCTGGTTTAAAAGGAACAAATGCTAACGTACCTGTGGCACATGAACATATAGAAGATTCAATCATTGCGGAGAGGCTTTTAATAATCAAGGAATATATGATTAAGGGAATTCTCCCAAGAAGGGATCTTTTAATTACAATTCCTTGTTTAGCATTAGAGTGTTTTCCAATAGAGAGATGTCCAGCTTCATGTGGAGTAACTAAAGCTGGGACTAATTATTTACATTTTGAACTTCCACAAATTATACAAGACTTTGGAGAAGAAGCTATCGATTTTATAGGTTCTAAGGACCATATGAATCCTTTTAAAGTTTACTTGGACAATAGTTTCATCTATAATAAATATCGCACTAGAAGGTCTAATAAGCCCTACGTTTGGGTAGATACTACTCCTAATAGAAATGGAAAATATGATGTATATGTATTTAATGCACCTTTGATGAAGGAAATTACAGCAGTGATTATTCCAAAGGATCCTAGGCAAATTTCTGAGTATGCTTGTTGTCCAGATGAACTTGACTACTTCTCATTCTTTTCTGCTGATATAGAGAAAAGAGTATCCGAAAAGTTTTTGAGATATTACAGAGAAGTCGTATATTTGCATCAACCAAGTGATAATTCAATTAAACCTTAACTATGGAAAAATTTCCCTTTTATACTGCAATGACTATGGTAAAAGATTTCTGGGGAGTCTCTTTAACTCCCGATGATTTTGAATCTTATGCTTACAATGCATGGAACCACATAGGTAATAAAGACACTAAACTTTATAGATATACCACAACTATTTCTGGGGGATATATAGATCTCCCTTGTAATGTAGATATTATAGAATCTGTAAACTCTACTATGGAAGATTTTTACAAACCAGAAAATGTTACTAGAGAAGACTATTCTAATTTAACAGCACAGTCCTATATAGAAAGTAGAAAAACAGATCAATCTCCTTATTATCAAAGAGGAAAACAACTTAAATATGAGCGCTCAGGTAATACATTGTATTTTCCCACAGCAAATCAAATAGACGTTGTTATACTTTATAAAGGAGTGCTAGTAGATGATGATGGATTACCTTCATTAAATTTTAAAGAAATTGAAGCAATTGCAAACTATTGTGCTTTTATATATTACAGAAAAAAAGGATCAATGACTAAAGATAGTGCTCTGTTGCAAGTATCACAATTAGCCCAAACAGCTTGGCAAAAAAGCTGTGATGATGCCAGAACTCCTATTGAATTATCTCAAAACTTTATGAATGATCTTTTAGATGTACAATCTAGTTGGGATCGTAAACGTTTTGGTAAATCATTTAAACCACTTAAATAATGTATAGACAAGCACACGCTTTTTCTCAACTAGATTTATTTCATACTTATGATGTTAATAATTTAAAGTTTAAGGAAAATTGTGGAACACATAGAGAAATCAAAGCAATTTATAAATACGAATCAAAAAGTAACTTAGTTGCTAAGATTTTTCTAGCTTTAATAAAGCTAATAATAAAAGATATGGTTAAGGGTGGGCATACATTTCATTTACCTACTAAAACTATAGCAATGTTTACCTGGAAGAAAATGCAAGATGATAGATTTAAAAGAGCATATACGGGAGGTAATTTTCCTAATTTAGATTTCATACAGGCCAATTTTACAATATTTACTCCTATTATGAAATTCTATTATAGAAAACAATTTGTAGAAAAAGATATGATTCCTTCGTCAGATTTAAAAGGAGAAATTATAGAAAAAACTAATAATGGATTTAAATATTGTTGAGGATGGCACAAAAAAAATATGAAGATTATGCACAAGAACTCTATAAATTATTCCCGCACATAGAAGAAAAATCTATAGATGATATAGCAAATTTTGGATTAAAAAAAATTTATCATTATGCAAAAACAGGAGGAGATATATTCTTAAGAGTTCTATCATTTTATTTATTTATTGGGAATTATAAAAAAGAGGGAGAAAATCAGTGGATTAGTAGTACACACAGAGAACATATTAAAAGAAGAAAGCTATTTAAAGAGAAAAAAATTGCTTGGAATAGAAAGCATTATTTTGGACTCACAGAAGAAGAAAACTCTGAGTTTTTGAAAAATAAAACTCTTCCCATTATTTCTCTTTATAAATTAATGAAAGAATGTGCTATAAGAAAGGATATTAGATATATCTATCAAACTGATTTAGGTTACACACAAATTGATAAAAAAGTCCTTTGGTCTGAAAAAAGAGAAAACTTTTCCATAGATGATTGTATTCCCTCTAAAGAAGGGACTATACTATTAGAGAAAAGAAAGAATAATAGGGAGTTAAAATTAAAAACTTTATAAATGAAAAAAATCACACAGAATAGTTTTGGTAAAGGCATGAACATGGATCTTAATCCATTATCTACACCAAAGGATGTACTAACAGACTGCTTAAATGGAACTATCATCACATATAATGGAGATGAATTTAATCTTCAGACTGAATTAGGAAATGTACAAGTAAGAGTTACTGGTGCAGACACAGAAGATCCAGATGCTCTTCCACAAGGATTTATTCCTCTGGGAATTAAAGAGTATAATGGAATCATGTATATAGTAGCCCATAATCCATTTACCAAGGAAACGAGAGTTGGAAGTTTACCTTCTCCTCAAAGATATGTGGTTGTTAGTGATGGTGATAACTTAACTACTAAAACTATAGCTGATTTATGGGGAGATTCTGCTGGACTAAAACAATCTATTAGTATAAACCATGGAATGAATTTATTAACTTCATTTATTACAAGTGGAGATAAATTTAGAATTGCTTTAACTCTTGATGGATTAACTTGGGCTCATGCACACGAACTTTTAACTAAGTTTGTGAATAACTATGCCCCTACCTCAGTAAATGGAAAAGACAGGGGAACTGGTTATTTTAACTTCAACTATTATGTCATGGACATAGATGGTAATTTAACTCCTATTCCATTAAGTCTTTCTCCTAATTTTACAGGTGATTATTCTGATATAGATTTCACACCATCTCCTGGTTTAGGTGGAATAAATGGTGTTTATAAAGTATACAAAGATGATGCTAAGGCTGTTATTGTAGTGATAATGACTCCATGTACTTTAGAGGCATTTGATTTTACACTTGCTGGGGATAATACAGGAAATATTTTAAAATCTAAAATTATTTTCAATAAAAGTTCTATTATTGAGAACTCTGCTATTAAAGTCAAGACAATAAAAATAAAAACAACTAGTTCTGAGGGAACTACTATTGCTGATAAATATTTTGATTATGAAGCATATCAAAATGGCACAATGGAAGTTATCATTACTAAAGAAGATGTGCCAAATACTGCTGTGTCTTTTACAGCAGGTACTGTATTAACAGTAACTTGCACTCCTATAGATCAATTTGGTAGAGAATTGATTGATCTTACTGTGACCAAAACTTATGAGATCAGTTCTTTACCTTTAGGTATAGACGCTCATAGTCATTTTACTTACGTTTTAAATGATAATGATACTATTACAATAAAATATAATTTCTTGTATAAAGGACAGGTAGGAATTGTAAATACGAATATTGAGTTTTATGATTTTTGGTCCAACATAAGTACTTTAAAGATGGATATACCAATAGTAGATGGTGAATGCTCAGTGACCCTTTCTTTATCTGCTGCTCCTGCTTCTAAAATATTTGATGGAACTACACAAGGTGGTTATCCTACCTCAGGTATAGAAACTTCTGTATCTACTCAAAAAATAATGGCCTCTGGTAATAGAAAAACTAGAACAACTATTCTTAGAAAAAATCACTGTTACTTAATTAGAATATTTGGAACAGAAACTGTTGATTATAATATCTTTCAGTTATTATATACCTTACCAATTCCTAAATTTGTAAATACAAATGCTAAGAATTTTGGTTCAATTGATATTGTACAAGGTTTACTTCAAAATGGCAGTTATGATCTTGATTTTGTAGGAACACAATTAGCAGACAGTACTCAGGGACTATTAACATTAACAAATACTCCAGTTTTTACTGCCAATACAACAAATTATAATCCAATTTCTGGAGATCCTACAGATGCATATCGTTTATATGGTGGCCCAGTTTTTAATGAATATTACAAACCATCTACAGAAGCTTTAAAAAAGACAAATTGGTCTTATGTGGACTCTTATTATAGAAATCCATATGATGGACTTTTCTATAACGGATTAGATAGTGTTATTACTAATATAGGATATCATAATTTCTCAGAAATATCAATGAAGTTAGGATTTACAAATTCTAATGTAACTTTTAGTCCAACTTTATTTCCAGCTGGTAATGCATATCTTTCAACTCCTTTAAGTACTGGAGGATCTCCTAAAGACTTTAAATTTAAACTCTTAAGTAATTGTAATATTACCACTGCAAATCAAACAGGAACTATTAAATTAATACCTTATAGTAAAGTGAATTCTGGTACTCCTCTTTTATTTGGAGAAGTGGACCATACTTTATTTAAAAAGAGTATACAAATAAAAGGGAACTTAATAAATTTTACCACTAACATATTTGATAAAGACTTTACTTATAGTAATTTCCCAGACATAGTTACTAATTTTACTTGGTTAAAAGGAGGGGTAGATAATACTGCTAGTACTTCAGCTACAGTAAAAGCAAGTTTAACTACAACTGATATTTTAGACACAGTTACTCTCTCAAATATTACCTTAGCATCACAAAGATTAACCACTGCCCCATCTCTATTCTCTTCTTATAATAAAACTTTTGCAAGAAATAAGAACTTTAGATATTTTACATGGGAATCTGCTCAAACTGCTAAATCTAAAAGATACAATGCTAACTCATATGCTACATTAAGTGATTATACTGATTTTAAATTAGTTGGAGGAGATGATAATGCCAGAAGTTTTACTATTATAGTTCCACCGACTGGATCATTAGTAAATAAAATTGTTACATATGCTTGTACCTTAGGTATAGATATTAATCTTTCTTTAGAATTATCTGATATTTATAGTACAGATTTAATTTACACAGCTATTCAAAATATAGGAGTGCTTGTAGATCAAATTACTGGAAATAAAATCTCAGAAGTTAGAACAGGTGTTACCTTTACTCCTACTCAATTCGTAATTGGTTGTAACTCATCTTCTGCGGGAAATAATGTTTTGCAAACTATTTACCAAGTATACAAAACTAATACTCCTATTTATGTAGATCTATTAGTATCAGATCCAGCAATAGCATTAAATGTCTACAATCAATTATGGCTTTCTGATTTAGTAACTAGACCTTATATTGGTATGGTAGGGTCAACTTATTTAGATGATCTATGTGTATATCAAAGTTATAAGGAAACTATCTTAGCACAATATGCTGATAGTGCAAATATTGATTATGTGTCTACAGGAACAGATACTTTAGATTTAACGGCCAATAATGTAATTTATAATACTAATACTCCAGTAATAGATAAGTCTCTTAGATACTTAACTAAAACTTGTTTTGGATCTGCTACTTTAATGCCATTTACTCTTAAATCCATGGATGATATTATAACTAATTGGAAGAGTAATAACGCAAGTTTCCAAATTTTGTATAACTTTGCCAAAGTAGATGGGGGAGATAGAAACATTCCTTGGAATTATATAAGTCTTCCTATCTGCACAGTACCTCTTAGAAACACTAGAATACAATTGAATGCTGGAAGTCCTGTAGCAATGCAAAATATCTTTACAAATAGTAAAACACGATTAGAAGCTTCTACTCCTTTAATTTCACAAACAGGAATTACTCCAGTAATTAAATCGGTATTATCAGGTGATCTATATACAGTACAAACTACAAATCCTTATTTCTCTTTAATAGATAGTAATGCCTCAAATAATATAAATAATACTGTACTAAAAATTCCTGTAATTAATACCACAACTTTAGCTGGTAGAATTATGCAAAC